GAGCGTTACATTGACCCTAGGGCAGGTGCTACACAGGCCATTGGCAAGGAGGGCGGTACTAGCCTCATTGAGTTGCTTGAAGACGGAGACATGCCATTGTACTTCACACCAGCCGCTGGCGTTCCAATCGAACAGGGTGTCGCCATTGTTAACGACCTGTTGGACTACGACTACGGCGAACCAATCAGCACAATTAACAAACCCAAACTTTACGTTTCCGAGAACTGCAAGAATCTTATCTATTGCATGAAAGAATGGACTGGTGCAGACAAGGATAAAGGTGCTACAAAGGACCCAATTGACTGTCTTCGATACCTTATGGTCATGACTCCTGTGTATATTGACCCAAAAGCAAAGTTAGAAACAGACACTTATACTTACTAAAATGAGAAGTTACGACCCATCTAGAAACACGGCACCAGACCCCCTTGTCCATTCCAACGACAAGCCAGACATCCTTTCGCTAACTGACGAGTTGCAGAGATGTTTTTATCACGGCACTAACGCATCCGAACTGGTTGCCAATGACGACCTGCGTTTTTGCCGATGGGAAGGCCAGACGACTGACGGCAAGAAGCGTGACAACAAGCGGCGTGAAGGAATGCCAACCGCCCCGTTTGACGGAGCGTCCGATGTCAGAATCAGGCTGATTGACCGTGTCATCAACGAGCAGGTTGCGATGCTGATGAACTCTTGGAAGTCCGCAAAGATTGGTGTTAGCGGCAGGGGAATTGACGATGCACAGACAGCCGCTGGCATGGATATGCTGATGAGGCACATCGTTGGCAACAAGATGCGTAACGAGTTTAGGCGTGAGGTGGAACTTTGGACGCAGTACGGCAACCAGTATGGATGGTCAGCAATGCACATCGGCTGGGAGCAGGAGGTTGGTTTCAGGGAGCATGTCATCTCCATGAAGGACATTGTCGCAATGGCTACCGAGGGAATCCAGCAGGGGATGACTCAGGATGACATGGTCGCACTTCCAAACTACATTCAGAACGAGGAGACATCGGAACTGGCAGAGACAATCCTCGCAAGCAGGATGCCCTTCGTCCAGATGAAGGAAATCAAGCGGATGGTTCGTGAACTTCGCAGACGTGGCGAAACCAAGTACTTTGAGGAAACAATCACCAAGAACATGCCGAAGGTCACGGCTCTCAAGCCTTGGGACGAAATTGGCTTCCCGCCTGAGACAATCGAGTTCGACAAGGCACGTGTTGTCTTCAGGAGGTTGTTCATGAACGAGGTTGAACTCCGCTCGCTTGTCCTTTCCGAAGACTGGGATGAGTCGGCAGTCGAGGTTGCCCTTCGCACCGCTGGTCAGCAGTCTTGGTACAACGACCCAAATGTGGTCCCTCGTGCCAACCTCATCAACAATGAGTTGTACAGGGGCAAGCATCTGGTTGAGGTTGTCTACGCATACACAAGACAGATTGACTCCAATGGGATTCCCCAGATTTGGCAGACCATGTTCTGCCCTAACGCTGGCGAGCAGAATTACTTTAAGCACGAGCGTCTCGGTTACGCCCACGGAAAGTATCCTTTTGTCGTCTACCGCAGGGAAAACATCAGGAAGAATGTTGCGGAATCCCGTGGCATCACAGAGGTTCTGATGACGGAACAGGCTGAACTCAAGGGTCAGCACGATGCGATGCGTGACAGAACATCGTTCGAAACAATGCCTCCGTTCATCATGCGTAGGCGTATCGGTGGCGTTGGCAGAATCGGCCCCGCCCAGCAGATTGGCGTTTCCAGCCCCGATGACATCAAGTTCCTAGAACCGCCCAAGGGAACGCCCAACCTTGCCGAGATGGTCATTCAGCAAGTCGAGACAAATGCGGCTAAGTACTTTGGTCTTTCCTCGGCACTTACGGAAAAGCAACCCACACAGCATGCGATGATGATTCAGCAGATGGCGGTTGACAACTTCCTCACCCAGTTGACCGAGGTTTACACGCACATCATGCAACTGTCCCTACAGTACATGGAGTCCGAAGAAGTCATGCGTATCACGAACATTCAACTTCCTGACAACGTCATGGACATCTCCAACCAGTTCGACTTTGAAATAAAGTTCGATGTCAGGAACATGTATGTGGACTTTGTGATGGAGAAACTCTCCGCTATCAACCAGTTCGTCCTTCCCCTTGACGCTGGTGGCGTCATCGACAGAAACAAGTTGGTCCTAAAGGCACTTGAGGCTATCGCTCCTGAGTCCGCTAGTGAGATTGTCTCGGATGCAACAACAGCCTCCCAGAAGATGTTTAAGGATGTCCAAACAGACATTGGCATGATGATGCTTGGTAACGAGGCTTCCTACGTTGAGAACGACCCGACAGCCCCGTCCAAGTTGCAGTACGCCCAGCAAATCATCCAGAAGAACCCCAAGGCTCAACAGGCACTTCAGGGTGATAACGTCTTCCAGACCCTATTCCAGAACTACGTCAAGAACCTTCAGATGAGCGTCTCACAACAACAGAATAAGACAATTGGCAGAATCGGTGTCACACCCGTTTCCGACAAACTGATGGAGGAACAGCAGGATGAAGGAGTCTGATTTTAGGGTTTCGGTATTCGGTTTTAAGGACAATAACGAACTCTGGGAGCACATCCTGTTTGTTGTTGACGAAAACATTAAGACCACGGTTGGCGTGGTGTCTGACCCAAACTGCAAAGGCGAGGACAGGATTCACACCGCTGGTGGCTTAAACGCACTGCTACTGCTCAAGGACACCCTAGACAGGCTTCGCAAAGAAGGCATGGATTTGACGCATGTAAAAGAAAGTGATGAAGACGCTTGACACATTGTTTTTCACCGCACTTAATCCACTCGTTTTCTGAGTAGTCGTATAAAACTCTGATTCTCAGCACTTGAGACTGATTTCTCATGAACCAAGATAATGATAACGAGGACAATGACCAGCCTCAGGCCGAAAACGCCGAACAGGTCACCAACGAAACCGACACGGACATCGATGCCGTAACACGACAAAGGCTCAAGAGTTTCCTCATGAGCGAATTCTCAACAGACGATGCTGAAGAGACGGAAGCCACCGAAGACGATAGTAATCAGGTGGAAGACCAGCCGAGCGAGGGTGAGCAAGAGGGATACGCCTCTGCCACGCAAAACGAGGAGGGCAACGAGGTTCTTTCACAGTCGGACGAAGCAGAAGACGAGGACTCTGGCAACCTGCCACGAGGACTCAAGAAGCGTATCGATAAACTTACTGCCAAGAGGCGAGAAGCCGAGGCAGAAGTCGAACGCTTAAAGCAGGAACTGCAAACGGCAAAGACTGCACCGCAGTCTGAAGAAATCAGGGTTAACCATTCGGAAGTCCCCTTTTCCAATCTTAACAACATGGCAGAAATCGAAGCAGAGATTGCTCAGGCCAGAAGCGTTAAGAGATGGTGCGAGGAGCATTCGGAAGGATATACCGTTGAGAATGAAGATGGTTCTGAGAGGCACTATTCCAGAGAAGAGATTGTACAGATTAAGTTGAATGCGATTGATGCACTGGAAGAGCATCTGCCTAAAAGAGCCGCCTACATCCAGACTAAGACTAAGGTCGAGCCGATTGCAAAGCAGGTTTACGGTAACATTTGGGGCAAGATGGACACGAGAGAGCGAAAGATTGCTGACGCTTTCATCAAGGCATTCCCTGAGATTACCAAGTTCCCTGACTACAAGATTCTGGTTGGAGATATGGTTTCTGGCATGACAGCCAGAGAACAGAAGACCAAGCAGGGCCAGACAGTCAGAAAGGCTCCTTCAATGCCTCGTCCGTCAAGTGCGGCTCCTAAAGCGACAACTGTGGACAGGGTTGTTGCGGCTGAAAGGCGGTTCTCCAAGACGGGGGACAAGGCCGACCTCAAGGACATCATTCTGAACAAATTCCTCTAATATCATATCATCATGGCTATCCTAACCGAACCTAATATCCCCGCAGGTAAGCGAGAAGACCTCGCTGACCTCATCTCCCTCGTTGACGCTAAGGACACCCCTTTCACGTCCATGGCCCGTAAGGGGTCCAAGCCTGGGAACACGCTGTTCCGCTGGCAGGTCGACCAACTCCCCTCTCCCAAGATGGGTGGCGTGGTTGACGGCAAGGACGTTAACCTTACGACAGACGCTGAGAACTACGTCAAGGACGAAGTCAGCGGCGTTACCAAGCAGTATCGTCACGAACTGTCCATGCACCCGCAGAAGTTCCGCAGAGTCGTCAGAGTGTCCGAAATGACCCTCGACCTCACGAACATCGCTGGTGTCAATGACGAACTCGCCAACAACGTCACCAAGGGCATCACCATGCTCAAGCGTGACATTGAGGTCACCCTCTGCTCCAATCAGGGTGCTCAGGCTGACAACGGCACTGTTCCCTTCCTGACACGTGGTCTCGACAGATGGCTTGCTGTCAAGGGTGCTACCTCCACCAACACCGCCGCCTCTGGCGTTGGTGCTGACAGAGCCACCTTCGGCACCACTCCTCAGGACACAACGCTTGCCATTGCGTCCGACTTCCAACTCCCCCAGAATCAGGTCATCAACGGCACAATCGATGCTGACCTGACAGAGCAGAAGGTTCAGGACCTGCTTACCGCCTGTTACGAAAACATGGGTGTTTCCAGAGAGTGGGACGGTCTCGTTGGTACCCGATGCAAGCGTGGCTTCACCAATCTGGTGTTCACCACTCCTTCGTCTGGTTCCGAAGAAACCCGTGTTGCCGTCAGAACCTTCAACCGCAACGCTGAAGACACCACCTACAAGGCTACGGTCCAGATTTTCGAAGGCGACTTCGGCAGAATCCGTCTGCACTCGTCCGTCTGGCTGAAGAACAAGTTCATCGGCTACCTCCTCGACTTCGACAAGATTGAAGTCCGTTACGGCGGTCAGGTTGCTCAGGTCAAGGAACTGCCCGACTTCGGCGGTGGCCCTTCCAGACGCATCGAGGCTACCCTCGGTCTGGTTTGCCACAACCCTCTGGCGTTCGGCAGACTCGACTTCACGGCCTAATCTGCTGAATGCCTGATATCATCCAGTCATTGGCTCAAGCCATCCCTCCGCACCTCGTAAATGAGGTTAGGGATGAACTTGTGACTGGGTGGAATCATCGAACTGTCGCCCTTAAGCATCAGGCCAAGATGCTAGGGGCTTTTCACAAAAGCCATGAGTCCAAGCCGATTGACGGCATGGGTAAACTCATTGCTCAAATCCCAGAGGATGCATATCACTACTGGGGTCAACGTCTTGGTTACGACTGCTGGAAGGACAAGGAATTCATCAACGAGTTCATTAGGGACAACCCTGAGGTCGCCGTGCAGAACTACGCCAAGAAGACAATGGTTGGCGGTGCCAAGGGCTTGTTTGACGCAAGCGGATTCCTTATCAAGTGAGAGCAATCAACTACAGCGATGTCATGTTCAACGCCATGCAGTTGTGCGGCTTGGACAGGGACGACATCAACAACCAGACATTCAGGCAGATTAGAGACCTGATTAGCATGCGTCTTCGGACCGCTTGGGAATATGACAAGTGGCCCGAACTGCTGACGATTGAGCCTAAGGCTGTCGTCACGCATACGGACGGCATGCAGTATTTTGAGATTACGGAGGACA